AGTGTTGCGGCACAGCCTGCGATAGGTGTCGTGGTCTGTTTTTGCAATGTCATCAGCCGTGTCGATGTCATCTAACAGCATCCAAAGTTTTAAAGATTTCTCACGCTCATGCTGTGCTACTAGCTTGGCAAAGCGTTCAAGCCAAAGCAAATCTTTTTCTTGAGCCAATTCAATAAATGAACCAGCCTGTCGGCCCATCTGCATAAGTTCTTCTCTAGTCATGTTTCAATCCCCTTTCTGTTTCTATTGTCACGACACCATGAATCGCAGTCATCAATTGATAACCCCCAAATTTGCCATGCAACATATCGGCAAACTTCTCATGAAATCCCCTTGATAACTTGTCTGTGAATTCTTTAATTGCTTCAACTTGAATCATTTTTGATGTTTTTATTGTCAGAAAATATTGAATTTCATCCTCGTTTACAGGGCAAATTGCATTAAATTTGATTTTGTAAGTGTTCACAACAATGATTCCTGTTCCATAGGTTGATAAAAGTTCCATTGAGATGGTGCGTTATGCGCTTCAATCCTTGACCGCATGACTTGCGCCCTGGCTTCTTTGGTCGGTGGTGGGTAATTGCCATGCTTCCAATTGACATCAATGCCCACATTTCTGCCAATGTTGGTGCTGTCAGCTGATGCAAATGGCAGTTTTGTAAAGATTGCAGGGTCTAACATTCTCAAACCATGCAGTTTGCAAGAGGGTCTGCCCATGTCATCACAAATCACACGCATGGCTTGCCCCATCTTTATCCACCAGTTCTGTGTTCCAACTGTGGAAAACTCGCCTGAACTGCCAATGCAAACCCTGACATATGTGTTTGCCAGTTGTTCAAGACGCTCAAGGGATTCGTGCATATGCCAAACTGGTGCGCCAAACCATGTCGGCAAAGGGCAATCTCTAAGCAAAACATCGTTGTCTGCCTCGTTTCCATCAATCACATCAGGGATAACTGCAAAGTCACACGATGGGACTTTCTTCAGATTTAGCGCCCAATCGTAAAAGGGCTGCCAATCTGTAATTGGCTTACCTGATCGCCAGGCTGAAAACGCCCCGTTATCTATTGCAAAAGACTGAGCCACCTCAATGGCTGTGGATAACTGATCTGAATGGGCAAACGAAACAAACGCATGACCATTTTCAATGGCTTTGACTGCAACTGTTGCAGGGGTAATTGGTAAGCCGTGATAGTGAATCATGTCTCAATCCCCTTGTCTGCCATCCATGCCAAGAGCCATTCAATGAACTCTGAGCCTTCTTCTTTTGTGAATTTGTGGCTTTGGAGGCCAAGCTGGACAACTCTTTGCCCGTCTAGGCTTGGTGCAATCTTGCCGATCTTGCGACCAGTTTCATGCGCCCAGGCATCGATGAGCAATCTTTTCCAATCCTCTGCTGTCCATTCTGACCCTGCCGCCTTCATTTGTTTGGCAACCATGTCAATCAGGGCGTGAAACATATCGTTCTGATCTGTGCTTCGGGTGGCTTTCTTGACCTCTAAGCGCAGTTGTTTGCCCGCTTGTAAGGTTTCTTTAATCTTGGGCCATAAGTCTTTCAGGACTGTGTGGGCTTGTTGGCTGTTGTGTAGGGTAATAATCATTTAATCTCCACAAAAACAGGAAATGCCTTCTTCATTGGCATCAAACATATCGGTTTGCTCTGTTGAATATTTAAGCATTTGTGCATAATTTGGTCGGTCAATTGCAAAGTATTTGCCATCTCCATGACATCTTTTAGCAGCCTCTTCCTCTTGTTTTAACCACCACAATGCTCTTTCTGGCTTTTCAGTTATCAGGCTAAGAATCTGAGATTTAGGTTTCAACATACATAAATCACAGTTTCCATGCATTGTTTTGCCATTTATGTTGGGCAATCCCAAATCAAATGGCTGGCTGTTCCAGAAGTTTCCAACTTCCTTTGACGAAACGTTGCCAGGCACAAGTGGCATACAAACTGTTTCATGTTTGTTTTCTGGGTGCGGATTTGCCCGAAATTTAGCTACACGCCTTGGTTCATCTGCTCTTATCCCAATAAATGAATCCCACTCTGTCCAGCCCAAAGACCTCAAATATCGGTGCATCGTTCTAGTTTTCATTTGACTTGAACAATATCTGGCTCTTCCGTTGGGCAAAGATGGCTGAAACCAATTGATTACCGCCTCAAAAGGTTCACCTTTTCTACTGGCAGTTTCAAAATTAACAACACGAAAAATTTTCTTGTCGTTTTCAACGGCAAATTCCAGCCAAGTAATTTCTACTTTCCAATGTTTGGAGCAGTCATTTACAAATTGCAAGGTAGCCTCCTCTTCTTTGCCTGTGTTGCAAAAAATAACCTTTGCTTCGTTTGGCAGTTGCCCCCCCCCCATTTTGTAATACTTTGTGCAACATATATGCACTTGTTCTTCCACCTGAAAAACTAATGCAAGTTGGGCTGTCAATTTCAAATGGATTGCTCATGCTTGCCTCACTACAACTTCAACCTTTGCCACTTCGCCATAAACCTTTGTGCTGTGGATGGATGTGATTTGAGAGTCGTTTTCAAACACGATTTTGTCCATGCCATCGATCACGCTCTTAATCACATTGTCCAAGTCGGGCTTTTTGGTGTGTTTCTCAGAATTGCTTAAACAAGCCTCAGTGCGTTTTTTTGAGTATGAGGCGGGAACAGGAAAGGTGACATAAATAAACGCCTCTAATGCCCCTTCTAGCGGTTCTGATGCGCCCATTGCCGCTTTTGCCATCATCCCAACGTCTGATTCATAGTTCTTGGTCTTTTCTGGGGTGTAAGCAACGGGGAATTTGCCCCTTGTAGAAAACCTTGGTCTGCCCTTTGGTACAGGCTCGCCATAAATCGTGAACATGATCTGCATCATTTTTTGTCTTTCTGTTCATTCATGCGTCTTTTCAAGTCATCAGCAGCCGCTTGGCCTCGCCTCTTGGCAATGTCCATCAGGGTTTGTTGCCACCAGTATTGGGCTTCTCCCCTGCCCTCCTCCAAGACTTTCTTTCGATAACGCCTGATCCATTCTTGGGCTTCTGTGTTCCTCATAGTCTCCTGTAAGTTCAAGCGCTCTTGTGATGACAAACTCGCTAAATTGTTGTCCTTCTCTAACTCGATTAAGGATGGCTGTTGCTTCATGGTGTGTCATTTTGAGTAATGCTTTTTTAATGCAGCCAATTTTGCCAATGCTTCAGCCTTAATCCGATCACTTTCAATCTGCTCATGAATTGTTTTTTTGCGCTCAATCAAAACTTCAGTTGGCGGTTTAACAGGGATTGATGGGCCTTGATTGCACATATCCCGAAAAGCAATGGCGCTCGGTGGAAAGTCTTTGTCCAGCTTGCCAAGGGCGAAATCTAGGCTTGGCTTGTATGTCAGGAATCTGCCAAGGTATTGCTTCCAAGTCTGTCTGACAAGGTTTGGGTCAACATCTTGCCAGTGGGTGATGAATCGTGAGCCGTAGATAGCGTTCATCATTCCAAAGATGTAATCAAAACCTGAGTCAGGATCACAAAAGTCGTTTGCGTTCCACATCTTGTGCCTCCAGTACTATGGTTTCAGGTTTAGCCCAAAAGGGCGTTTTGGGAATAGATTTGCCCCTGGTCAACTCTGCCATCACGTTTTGACGTTCTTCAGACTTGCTTAGTTTTTCTTTTAGCCATTCAGCTTTTAAGCCTTGGCTGCCACGGGTACACCACTCAATCAAAAACTGCTCAAGTGACCAACCAATCTTGCTGGCCTCAGACCTTGCGCCTTTCAGGACTGTTTCGGTCACAGAGGCTTTCTTGGCTTTCCTGAGTTGCAACCAATCATTCCAAACTTGTTCAGAAACATCAGTAGGGCAAGCAACTTTAGTTGCGTTCTTCTCTTTCTTTGTCTCTTTCTCTTTCTCTGTCTCTGTCTCTCTCTCTGTACTATCAAGTTGATATCCACTTGATATCACATTGCTATCATCTTGTTCCAACCAATGAGACAGCTTGATAATGATTTCTTTAGTTTTAACTTCTGTCAGTCTAAGACGAAAAGCAAGGGTTTTGTTGTCAGGGATGCGCCCATCATTCTCACTGGCAATCAACCAGAGCATGACTAACACTTTGGCAGCTAGAGGGTCTAATTCATGCCATTCAAGGTCATCAAGAATGTCACGATACAGCTTTACCCAAGGAGGCCGCCTGTCCTTGAAATGCTGAAACTTTGTCCAGTTTTTAATTCTCATAAAAAGCCCAAAAAAAAGGGCTACACCTGAAGTCTCACCCTTGCGGATGTTGGCGGACTGGCGTAGTAACCAGCAGACTTCATGTGTAACCCTACTACATTAACACCGCCAAGTGTTTCCATAATCTTACTATACAAACCAATCAGGCCGCAAGATCATCAATTGATAAAGCCGACCAGTTGGAATGGTTTTCCATTGGGAAACAGCCGCTTGGCTGATGCCCAAAATTCTAGCAAGCTCACCCTGTGAGCCAGCCAATGCAATAAACTTTTGTTTGTCCATAAGTTTTATTATATGAGCATTTGCATAAATGCCACACTAGGGAAAGTACTTACAAAATAATTGTTGACCTACCCATAAGACTGCTTATAATTCAACCCATGCCCTAGCAAATCGCACGGGGTCTTTTTAGGAGGTCACATGACCGATTTCACTTTCTCTCCCACAGACTTTAATGCCACTGAAATCACAGTGGTTGCCAACACACCAGATGGTTTGCAATACCTTGCAGAACGTTATGGTTTTGCTTGCATTTCTATCAACATTCGCAAGTCTGCTGCGCCAGACCTTGCTGATAGTTTTGAGTTTCAAGGTTTGTCTTATTCTTAATTAATAGGGCTTCGGCCCTTTTAGGAAACACCATGATTGATTACAAACTCCATTACCACTTTGATGAGTTCGTCACTTATGACGATGGCACAACCCTTGAGAAAGTCAAGGTCGGTTATGACTACTACCCAGAAGAATTTAATCTGCCCCATGACCACAACTCAGCAGAAATCTATGATGTGTTTGTCTTTAGCGAAAAGGGTGATGACATTTCTTGCGATCTGTCCTCATCCGAATTTGAACGCATTGTGTCTGAGGCCAAGATTCACCACGCTCGTATGCTAAAGGAACAAAATGAAATCTAAGATCATCACAACAATTGTCGAATGGACATTGGCGATCATCATCTTTGGTGGTTGGGGCGTAATGCTTGCATGGAGAGGCTAATCATGATTGACAAACTCAAAGATTATTTCCGCTTGCCATCACCCAAAGAGTTGGCTGCCAAAGAACTTGAAATGGCACAGCGCAAGCTGTTAGAGGCTCTCAGCGCACAAGAATATGCCAAGCGCATGGGTGAGTACCACCAAGACCGAATCAAACGCCTGACAGCTTATTTAAAGGAAGAATCATGAACGCAGACTACATCATCAATGAAGTGGCACAAAATGCCGCCAGCATCTATGAGGGCCAAGACCCACGAGACCGCCTGGCTTACCAAGTCGGGATGCTTCAGGGCAAGATTCGCAGCCTTTGCTACTTAATCAACATCACCGCTGAAGAACTTAAACAACTGCAAATCGAACTTTCACAGGAACAATCATGAAAAACATCGCAACTGCATTGGTCAAAGCACAAAAGGCTTTTGGCCCTGCGCTCAAGTCCTCAACAAACCCTCATTTCAAATCACGCTATGCTGACCTTTCAGCTTGCATTGAGGCAGTCATTGACGCTCTGAACAACAATGGCATTGCCTTGATTCAGCAAAACCAACCATCGCCAGATGGGGTGATTATTGAAACTATCTTTCTCCATGAGTCTGGTGAATCCCTAAACTGTGGACAACTCTTTGTTCCAGCTAACAAGCACGATGCCCAAGGTTTTGGTTCTGCTTTGACTTATGCCCGTAGATATTCTCTGATGGCGGCTTGCGGCATAGCACCAGAAGATGATGATGGCAACACAGCCAGCCGTAAACCTCAAGTCAACGAAAGCGCCCTTGTAGACCACTTGGCAGCAATCGAGGCATCTACCGACCAAGATCAATTAAAAGCCGCCTACAAAGCCGCTTATGCCGCTTGCAATGGTGATTCTGAATGGCAAAAGAAAGTGATTGCTGCCAAAGACAAAGCAAAGGCCAAATTATGAAAACAGATGAAGATGATGAATTCGACCGCATCGCCCATGAAGCAGAAATGAAAAGTGGTCAGCCATACCATTGGGATGTTTATGTATCACCCTCACAGCGCAATCAAGTGCTTGATGAAGTGGCAAAAGAGATTCAGAAAATGACCGCCTTTGGTCAGGATACGTTGGACAGTTTTAGCGTTTACATAAGGAGCATGAAATCATGATTGAAATGATGGATCAGGGTTCGGAAGAATGGTTCACCATTCGGATTGGCAAAGTCACCGCATCCCGTGTGGCTGATGTGATTGCTAAGACAAAGACGGGTTACAGCGCCAGCCGTGACAACTACATGGCTCAATTGATCTGTGAACGCCTGACGGGTCAAAAGGGTGAGAGTTTCACCAACGCTGCTATGCAACACGGCACAGACACAGAACCCCTTGCAAGAGCCGCTTATGAGGCGTTTAAAGACGTTTTGGTTGATGAAGTGGGGTTTGTACCCCATCCCACAATTGAGATGGCTGGCGCTTCTCCTGATGGCTTGGTGGGTGAGGATGGCCTCTTAGAAATAAAAGCGCCCCAGACAAATACACATATTGAAACTTTGCTCAGTCAATCAGTGCCAGGCAAATACAACACCCAGATGCAATTCCAGATGGCTTGCACAGGGCGTAAATGGTGTGACTTTGTGTCTTTTGACAATCGTCTGCCAGAGGAACTTCAATTGTTTGTGATGCGAGTCCCACGGGATGAAGTGTTTATCAGACTAATAGAAGCGGAAATTGTCCAATTCATTGCTGAACTGGATGACAAAATCAATAAACTAATGAAAGTAAGAAATGTCTAAACTCTACGAAATTACCATTGTTTCAGGTAAATACAAAAACAAAGATGGTGTGGAGAAATCCCGCTATCAAAACATTGGCTCGGTCATTGAGACCAAGAACGGCCCGATGCTCAAACTTGACATGATTCCGCTTATAGATGGGGGATGGAATGGTTGGGGCTACCTAAATGAACCAAAGCCCAAAGATGACTACAAAGGCTTGCCAAAGGATGACGGGGAAGATATCCCCTTTTGATTAACGGGTGAAAGCGAGTAGCCCAACTATTTAGGAAATATCATGGACTATAAAGACGCATTTAAGAGAATTTTCGCCATGCCCGAATTCCCAAGAGTCAGGGCAAATGATCCCCTAACATCGTTTCAGGCGGCAGATTCCATCAAGGAAGCCGCCACCCAACACCACCAGAGAATCTTTGAGTGTCTCCAAATAAACGGGCCACTAGGCAAAGATGGCATCTCAGCCTGTACCAACTTGGACAGCAATCAAGTTGCTAGGCGGCTCAACGAAATGAAAATGATGGGCTTGATTGAATTGACAGGCAACACAGTCAAATCCAATTCCGGCAGAAGTGAAAGAGAGTGGCAATGTACCCAATCGAACTAGGCGGCAATCAGCCTGTTCACAAATTACGAACTTGTAATAAATGTGATGAGACCAAGCCGCCAGAGGGTGGAGTTGATATGGGACACAAATGGATTTGCCAAACTTGTTGGATCATGCGTTTGACAGGCAAACATTTACGACAGAACTCAACTCAGAAATAAGGCTCTTTCGTCAATTCTGCGTTTTTGCAAGCCTTTGAGAACTTTGCCGCCAGCCATGCAGTACTTGAGAAGTTCCTCGGCAGCGCCCTCCATGTCTCCCCTAAGTACCTTTTGGCGCAGGGTTGACCTCTGGAGAGTGCCAAGCCCTACATTGAAAGAAAATGAAACCAGTGCATCAAACTGTCCTTGAGTAAGAGGCACAGGACAATAAGTAGCCACGCCTTTCTCAAAGCGAGCAAGGTCTGCCCTAAGTATTGCATCTACTTCCTCCATTGAGTGTTTTCGCATGGCCTCTGGCGGTGGCACAAAGGCATCCCGCTGATCTATCTTGAGTTTGCCCTGCTCTGGAAACATCACATGACCCACCCCTACAGTCCACAGCTTTGCAGGGCATTTATAGGGATTCTGCCTCACGCCCTCGTGATGGCGAATCATGTGCAAGCACTTGTCTGAGATGTTCATTTGCCAAAAGCCCGACCACCAAAGTGGAAAGCAATGATTGAAGCAAACAAGGCTTGGGTGTCAGAGTCCCACAGCATTTCAGCCAACTCAGTAAACGGCACATCACGACTCCAGCCGTAAGCAAACAGGCCAATGTCAATAAATAACAACAAGAAAAAGAACCCGTAAGTAATAACAGGGCGCACACTTGCTCTAAGGTTTTTCATCCATGTGGATGTTCCCTCATTCAAACTTGTGTCATGGGCATAGAGGGCTTGCATTTCAGCTTGCTGTGCGCCAATCAGAACCTGAGTGGTATTGGCTGCGCTCTCGGTAGCCAGTTGCTCAGACTTGATGTGTTCAATTCTTTCCTGTGCTTCAAACCCAGCTTTTCTCAGTTCCAGCTCACGGGTGATCTGCATCTGGGCAAGGTTTAGTTCATGCTTTTTATCTGCCCTGTCTTGGAAGAATTCCAAAATCTTAGGCAATCCGCCCATCAAGAATGAGATTAGGGTTGAAAGTAGTGTCAGCATAGTGATCCTTTACTGTTTGCTTTTACTCAATATATTACTTGCAATCTGCAACATACTTATGGCTTTGTTCAAGTCCTTGGGTTCTTTGTCCCACCCAACAGTGATTTGTCCAACAAACCGACCTTGCTCTGGCGGCACACTCACACGGCATCCAAAGGTAACGCCCTTCTCAATGTACCAAAGCCCGATCTCACTTTGAGCCATCGTATATTCACTGCAAGGAATCTCATTAGCCATCAGTGCAATCACATCACGATTATTGGCTGAACTCTGGGTGAACAAACCAACATCTAAGCCATCATGCGTTTTGTCTCTGCCCTCACGGGTATAGGCACGAAACAGAACTCTTGTCCCAAATAAAGGGTTTACTTTGAAAATGGCAATGACTGTTGCATCGGTGTTTTTAAACAAATGCGCTGCAACATCTTCTGCCCTTTCTTCTGCAATCGTTGGGAGTTTCTTGTTCTCTTTGTAGGCATCAAATAGAAAAGATTGGTTCTGCCAAACAAAGTACCCAGCAAAAGCAAACACCGCCATCAGTATCAGCGCAAACAGCTTGAATGGACTATCCACATAGGACAACACCTTGCTCAATACGTCTGATGGCTTCTCATCACTCATAGACCAATCATTCCAAGTAACTTATTCACGATCTTGTCTGACAAATCATCAGGCAAAAACTTGAGAAATCCAAGCACCCACCAAGCAATGCAAAGCCTGACAAATACTTTGAGGAATAGGTCAAATTGCTTTTGGTACTCATTCACCGACCACACCTTGTTTTGGCACACAAATCTTGTATTTCAGCAATGCCCCAACCAATTGCACCAAGAAGCATTACGATCACAACAACACCAACCGCCCATGCCATATATTCTTCTTCTTCTTCTTTTCTTTTCTTTTCTTCTGCCTTGGCTTGTCTGGCTAAATGAGCATCTTCAACATCCATCTGTTGCTGACGCTGCTTAATCTTTTGCCACACATCAGCACGACCAGTGGCCTGAAACAGTAACATCAATTCGGCCTCAAACCGCTTGGCCTCATCAAGTGCCATCTCAATTTGAAGTGCAGTTCCTAAGTTTGATTTGTTGCCAGATCGTTTAGCCTCAACCATTGCCTTTGTTGCAACGCTTTTAGCATCAAACATCTTGGCAATAGATGGGGCTAAACCAGCCAGATCATTTGCGACCTTGCTGGCTTTTTTGACTACGCTGATTGCACTTTGTAATCCTGCAAGCGCTGTTATGGGGTCAATCATTTCCTTACAACCTTTACCCATTCAAGGCAAACAACCTTCCGGTTGTAAACATCACCTGTCCACGCCCACCTCACACAACGGTACTCGACTTTTTCTGAAGTTCCTGTTAACAGAAACAATGGCAAAAGAAGCCAAAGCATCCATTGCTCACAAGCCTATGATTTTTTTGACCAACTCGCCAGCAAAGCCTGGCCCGAGCAACACAGCCGCAATCACCACATAAAGCAAATACTCAATGCGGGTCATGCGCTGTGAACCTGATGCAAACGACTTCTCAATGGCGGTGTACCTCTCAGCACAAACCGCCTCGTGAACCGCCAGCCGTGTGTCGGTATCCTCAAGCATTACATACCTTCGCCCTGTACGATGTAAACCGTAGAGGCTGAAGAGGCCAATCCACTGAAGAAAGATTCACGCCCAAAGCGCAAGACTTCAACAGCGCCAGGCACTAGAACAATAGCTGATGATGGTGTACCCGCAACAGGAGCAACAGCATTTGCAGTGGCAATTGCAGCAGTACTTCCAACGCCCAAAAATACCGTGTTGGCACTTGAGTTGATGATGCGATATTGCCCTGTGCCTTGACCATCAAAGCGTGAATCAACCAGAGCCTGAACGCCAGTAGATGCAGAAGCAGCCGCAGGGATGACAACTGTATTGCCAAGGGGTGCAAATGCAATTTGACTATTTTGTGCCATATTAGACTCCTTGTGCAGCAATAGCTGCTTGGTAAGACGCAATTACTGCGGGTGTATGAATAGATGCGGCAATTGCTTGCACTTTGGCATCTTCAGCACTTACGTCAGCACCAGGCACGACAATGTGACGGTGGAACTTGCTACTAATTTCAACGCCATCTTCTTTGATAGCGGTCTTGGTGCGAACTTGAATTGAGCCGTTTTCAATGACTTCAATAAGATCGACAGATACAATTTTTTCTAGCATGATTTTTCCTTGTTTCCAACCTAACCATCCAGTTAAGCATTAAGGTTTCCAGTTATCCGAACTGGTACGGGTTAAATATTTGCAAGTGCAGTAACAGTTCCAGAAACTTTTTTAACTGAAGAATTTCTTAAATCAGGCGTTGCTAAAGTTATTGCTGTTGCTGTAGGTTGTACAAATGTGCAAGCTGACACTATTACATAGTCAGAAGAACGCCCAAAAAATCCTTGCGCTGTAGGTGTCGCTGCGGTATCAAATTCAATTGTTGAATTGATCATAGTAAAAGGTTGAGCATTTGTTGTGTAAACAGTTGCATTTTTTACTGTTGAATTTGATAACTCAATCAAACTTAACGCTCCACTATTGTTTAATTTTGTTCCATTAGAAGTTGAAAACGCAACAACATCAGAATTTCTAATTCTAATAGTTTGCGTCAAGCTATCTACAATAGTCAACGAAGCTATGGCAAAGGTATAGTTAAATCTGCATCTATCAACAACTGTTTCACCTGTTGCTGAACCATCCATGTACAAACCACAATTATTAAATACTGAATCTTGTATTCTTAATTGGGTTGACCCTCTTGAAACAAAAGACACTTTAAAGTCTTGACTTGTGCCAGGGTTAAAGCCATTAAAAGTACAGCTATCAAAAATTTGAAATGTGCTTCCAAAAAACAAATAATTAGCCCCAGGGCCGCCTACTACATTGTTAAATGTGCAGTTATAAAATGCCGTTGTTGTTCCACCGCATTGAAAATTATCTTTGCTAAAGTCATCAAAAAAGCAATTGTAATAAGTTCCATCTATGCGATTTGCAGAAACTGGTGCGTAGTAACTATCATAAACATCAACTATAAAATTGCTTGAGCCGACATCGCACATGGCAAAGCCATTTATGCCGTTGTAATCGCCAGAAACCAATGGCCTCCAAGAGCAAGTGTCAGCACGAACTCTAAAATATTGGCCAAACCCACCAACCAATGCCCAACCATTGATTGCTGTGACATTTGAAACAGTTACGTCTGCGTATGCCGTAAGTTCAACGTGAACAACAATTGAAAAACCATCAAAATAACAGTTGTCAACAAAGCCCGAAAATGCTGGAGTTACGCCATTACCAAGTTCAAACACCACACCCGCACGACCTAAATTGTGAGGATAGCCACCAGCGTAAGGCGTTGTAGGATAGCCAATAAAAGTTGAATCTGTTACTCGATAAACAGCACCATTAGGGATATCATAAAACTGTACCGCATCGCCAGCACTACTTGCACCATCATCTAAAGGTGTGTGACCACCAACCTTCTTCATGTAGCAGTTGGTGACGTTGACATACCAACAAGTCAAAAACTTAAAAGTTGATGAAAAGAAAAAGTTTTCGGCTCTGCAATTTTCTATGTTTGCAACACCAACTCTTACATCAATTGCATTTGACCCAATTCCAACAGCACTTGTCCAGTTCTGGGGCTGAACGCTTGCATCAAAATTTAAGTTGTAAATGTTCAGCGTTGTTGTTTGTGTCAAAGCTGTACTTGAAGTCACTTGAATTAAGTTA